GCTTTAAATAATACAAATCTTCAAAGAAGAGTTTTAACTTTTAGATTAACAGAAGAAGAATCAAAAAAACTTGAAAAAGACCCAAGAGTAGAAATAATACAACAGAATATTCCCTACGAAGTAAGACCTTTAATATTAGACCCAGATCGTGATTATGGAAAGAAAATCCTAAAGACACAGGCTGCTCCATCAGATGCAGTTGCAGCAATCTATAGAGTGCCAGGGGGAAACGATGTAGACATAGTTGTAGTAGATGGGCACATAGATCCAAATAATCCAGAGTTTGCAGTAAAAAAAGATGGAACAGGTGGAAGCAGGGTAAACCAAATAGATTGGTTCAATGTTTTATATCCCTATGGAGTTCCTGATGGGCCATTTCCACTAAAAATGCCAGGACAAAATTTAACATATAGTTATCAACCATATGTTAATCCAAACAACGATCAGGAGACAGAAGGTAATAATCACGGAGCTCATGTTGGAGGAATAATAGCAGGAAATACTCAGGGATGGGCGCCTAATGCCAATATATATAACATATCACCATATGATGCAGCCATGATATATTTTGGTGTAGACGACCCAGTTCCATATCATGATTTATATCTGAATGCAATAAAGGTTTGGCATGAAAATAAACCAATAAATCCAAAAAAAGGAACAAAAAATCCAACAATAACCAATCACAGCTATGGATCAGGATGGTTTTCAAATGATGTAAGAAACATAATAGATGTAACACACAGAGGAGTAAAATATATTTCACCAAGGAATTATTCTGGTGCTAGTGCTACTACAACAGTGGGTGCAGGAAAAGTAGTATCTGCAGCGATTACAAATCAAGGCAGAAATTATACAAACGAGCCCACTGTTTCTTTTTACGGAGGAGGTCAAGCAAGAGCAACAGCCAATATAGGAAATGGAACTATATATGAGATTTACATAACAGATGTAGGAGAAGGTTATATAAACGGACAAGAACTTCCCATAACATTTAGCGCCGCCCCAGCAGGGGGTCAAACTGCGACAGGCACTGCCCTGACAGGGTTTGGAAATATAGGCTATATAAACATGGCCAACAGAGGGGATGGCTATATAACACCTCCCACTATAACTTTTCCATCTCCTCCAAATGGAGGAAGAACAGCAAAAGGGACATGCAAAATAAAGTCAGGAGTATTGAAAGATATTTTTGTAAATAACGGAGGAACTAATTATTTAGAAGCTCCGAGCGTAATATTAAGTGGAGGCATTGCATCTACCCAAGCAACAATAGATACGTATTTTGATCCAGCTATAGGAAGAATAAGAAATGGAGATATTTTTGTTCAACAATATAATGACGAAACATACAAAGTGGTAAATGACAATATTAATGGAGTGATCTGGAGCAGGTATGTTACAGACACTGTCCGATGGACTTGGAAATGTGGAGAAGGATATACTTCTCCACCTATAGTAAGTTTCTATGGAGGAAACTCAATAGTCGATGGGGTTAAAATTGGAAGCAAGGTTGAAGCTAGGGCGGTGCTAGGAACAGGCGTGAATCAAGGAAAAATAGTAGGAGTAAACATAACAAACCAAGGATCAGGATACACTTCTCCGCCGAGTGTAGCGTTTACAAATGGTGGAGGATTTTCAAAAGAACAATTGGATGGCTTTGGTTTAATATCCTATACACTATCTTACATTTCAACTCAAGGAAAAAGATTCATAGATATAGCAGGAAGGAGTGCAGCAGTAGAAGCTGATATAACGGATCTAATTAATTCCGGAGTTGTAGTTGTTGCTGCTGCAGGAAATAACTCTACTAAAATAGATGTCCCAGGAGGGTTGGACTATGATAATAAATTGAATATTATAATGCCGGGATTTGATTCAATTGGCGAAGGGAATGATCCAGTAAACTACAAACAATATATGATAGAACTATACTATCACAGAGGAGCAACTCCGGCGGCATGCCCTAATGTAATTGCAGTAGGATCACTAAGCAAAACATCTACTGAATCGAAAAACATCTGGAGTGATACTGGGCCGAAGGTAGACGTTTATTCTCCTGGAGATATGATAGCCTCAACGACCCACACTGTTTTTGAAGGAGGTTACTATCCTAGTATTTCTGATATACGTAGTATTAATAAACCAGTAACTTATTATGTAACGAAATTAAGTGGAACAAGCATGGCGAGCCCCCAAGTTTGTGGAATGATAGCATCTTACGCAACCTTTAACAGAAATATAAATCAATCATCAGCAATCGATTTTATTAAAAACAATTCTAAAAACACAATAGTTGATACAGGGGGAAATTATGCTGATTTGACTTCTCTATTAGGAGGAGCCAATAGAAATGCATATTATCCCAACATAGCCTTTACATTATACAATTAATTTTCTATTGAGTAGTCTGGACTTTCATTATCCATTTCAGTCTCGTAGTCTTTAATTTCTAAGCCATATTTTTCTATGTCTTGTTTATCAGGCTCAGGAAGAGGTTTTGCATTATTCTCTTCTGGTTGCTCTTCAGAAGGAGTCCCTGATTCTGGGGTAGCTTCTGCGGGAGCCGCTTCCGGATTTCCTTCTGCGGGAGGATTTTCTTCCGAAGGAGCTTCTAGATTTTGTGCAGGACCACCAGGCACCGCCGATAGTTCGGTTGCATCCTTGTCCTCTTGTGGAATGCCCACTCCAATCAATTGAGGATTCTGCGATAATACCTGAATCTTTAAATCTTCTAGCTTTTGAATCTTCAATCTACTGAGCATCTCTGAAGTTTCTTGTTCGTTGTAATGTAGCCATTGGGTATAAATATCATAATCACTCATCAAATTAGCAGTCTTGAGCTGCGTGGCGACATTCAATCTCGAATTAATAACTTCCGCTCTACTTAATTCTCTCCAATCACTCGGAGGAGTCATCTTTATTTTAAGATCTTTATAAAGCTCTTGAGGAAATCCTCTTAAATATAAATGTCTGTCTGCTATATCGTAGAGCCCATCTTCAAATGAAGATTGTAGTCTTTCTATCATTCTAGCAAACTTAACATCTTGTGCCGATAGTGTCATTCTTGTTGCGTTTACATCTTCTCCACTGAAGTAACTCTTTGGGAAATTTAAGCTAACAAAAAGTTTATTTCTAAAATATAGTGCATCATCTACTTCGCCTAAATTTTGGGCACCAGGTAAAGTTTCTATTCTTGTGTTACTGCCCGGTCTTAATGGCAACCAATAATCTTCATCCACAGCAGGCGGCTGCCATCTCTCATCAACTTGATTAACGCCTGAACCACTTCCCATAGCTACTTTTCTTTTTCTGAATTGATCTTTCATTCTGTCAATTAGACTATCAACTTTAAATGGAGGCAATTGACCAACGTCTACATAAAACACTCTTCTTTCAGGCGCTCTTGCAAGCCTGTATGTAACCATGGCGTCTTCCATTAATCTCAATTGATGTGCAGGACTTCTGGCGGGTTCGATCAAACTCACACCATAGGGATAAAATAATTTCCTATCTTCTCCTATCCTAAAATGTACAATTTGATTAAAGTTAAATCTTATTGCAGTTGATTTTTGAAGATCAAAATTATCTTGACCAAGAGGGATGGGGTTCATTAAAGCGGTATAATCTGGACCCTCTTTGCTTTGCTGGAATTCTATTAACTTTCCCCTTATGGTCTCTATCCTATACATGGTTTCGGCTGGTAAGGACATGGATCTATATATACCGTCCTCTGGACTATCTGGATCTATTATAAGTTCTATAAAATGATCTCCGTTTACACAAAGATTTTTGAACCAACTCCAACCACTCTTGTTTATATTCAACATTTGTCTGTGAAAAAATAGAAACTCTAACTCTTTTCTGACTTCCTCGTTTGATACTTCTAGACTGCATATATTGCCTTCGGTATCTTTTTGACAATTATGTAATACTATACTATCTGTGCAAAAACATTTATGTTTTTCCACACTTATGTCATATACATTTTCTTCTACATCATTCTTTAGCACACCTATTACTCGACGTCGATCTTCTTTCTTGCTAAGTCTATGAACTTCTGTGGTGGTGAACCCAATTCTTTTTAAATTGGCAATTACTCCAGGAACCGTCATTCCTATCAACTCGCAAGTTTTATTTAAAGCCAATCCTTTACTTAACATATGAAGTATCTTTGATGTCTTCTTATTTTCTTCTTCTACTTTACCCGTTCTCCATTCATCAACAAACATTCTCTCGTGAGTCCAGCCTTTGTTATATGTGAATATTCTTGGGAATTGATTTTTATTTAATTTTGTTTGGTAGTTATTGACAGGCATTCTATAGAACGCCATAAGGAAATCTCCTTCTTTTAAGGAGCCTGTTTCTATCCATTTGCCATCTCTAGATAAAACTTTGTGATCACTAGTGGCAGTAAATTTACTACCGTCATCTAATACAATTGTTACTGTTTTTTCTTTTTTGACTAATCTTGGATTATAAGCCCATCCTAAAGTATAGTCTTTAGAAATTTCATCATAACAATAGACAAGAAATCTATCGTTAGAACTATTGCTTACTAGATCTTCAATTTTCTTAAGCCCAAAAGGAGTATTTATCTCTGTATTGCCGCTAACGCAGGCCTCATCAGACATTACCGTTACTACAGTTTCTATTTCAGGTAGGTTTCTTAACCTTTCGTACTCCTTGTATCTAGCAGTTCTATTGGTAAGGGTGGTTATATCTATCATATCGTTTGTTTGACGATATGCCATCAAGCCACCAGGATTATTTACAACATCATCTCCTGCAAATGTCTGCAGTGCGTCCGCTTGGGCTATACCTGCCCCAGTGAGATTTTTAGTATCCTGAACTTTGGAGTTGGGATCCTTTTGGAACCCAAATGTAAACAGTTTAAAATAATCAGACCATGCCATAATGTAATATTAGTTATTGGTTTTAG